CGTGCAAGATTGCATCTCCATCGGCTATGCGGTCGTTCCTTCATCTGAGATCGCAGTAGTCCGCACCGCTGTCGACTCCGAAGGCGATTTCAATCTCTCCGTATTCTTCCGCTGCTTCCCCTCTGCCGGAACGAAGATTCTCCAAGGCGAGATCAGTACCACGTTCAAAGACTTGCCCGACCTGCGAGAGACCGCAAAGAACGCAGATCTCTGTTAACTTCTTGGTAAAATTTCGACCTCAAAACCGGCTTTTCCAGTTCAGGTGAATTGAAATGGCCGCACAGGCGCCGAACCGGCCGATGGGGGAAGGTCAGGGCGATGCCTCCGATCGCGCCTGCGGTCGCGCTGCGAGGCCCGGATGAGGGCTTCGCCAAAAGGATCCTTCCGGAGCTCGAGTTGGAACAGAGGACAGCTTCGGGCGAAGTGGCCCAGGGCACCGCAGATCCGGCAGCAAGCGTAATGGCCGTTGAGGGACACAACTTACATCCGCAGGAAAAATGGCGAGATGTGACGCGGGCGGGGATCCCCGGAGTAACCGTGGATCATCCGCAGCACCCGCAACCAAAAGCCCGCGGCATCCGCCACGTACTTTAGATCCGCAGTCCGGCGCGCCTGTGCCAGCACCTGGAGCTCCGCCTCGCGCGCTGCCCGTGCGTCTTCTCGAATTTGCTGTTTCGTCTTCACGCGATTTTCTGTTTCATCCGCGGCATGATCGCCGGCGTCTTCTCTTTCGTGACCTGGCACTGCGAATACAGTGCCAGCAATTTTTCCGGCAGCCTCGTGCCCTTGATCACCGCGGCAAATTCCGGACGCAAGGACCAGCGCACGCTCTTCTCGAAAACCAGTTTCAGCATCCGCGATTTCCCGGCCTTCACCAGGCCCAGGCGAAATGCTTCCACTGCGGCCGCGTCGATCGATGTGGAGCTGCCGAAGGTTCCCATGATCTCGTAGAGCACGCCGTGTAGCAGTTTCGACTTTTCCGCGTGCGCCGAGCCAAACTCTTTGAGCCAGGTCAACGCCTGCTCCCGCAGTTCGCCAGCCCGCTTGGCCAGCGGCAGGATTTCCTTCGTCGCACTCGCGTTGATGCGGTCGACCTCGACCTTGAGATGGATCATCTCCTTGGCGACGGCGTCGACGTCGGCGGCCGCGGGCGGTTTTTGTTCGGTGGACATCAGTTTCAAATCTATCGACGGGCATCGATCTACAGCCAGCGATTCCGCGCGACTCGCGAAACCTCGGTAAGTAACCAGATCGCGCGGATCCGCGCCTGTGTTTACTCCTCAGGTTCCCTTCCTAGCTGGTACCAGCTAACATGGGCGCATGGAAATCCAACAGTGCGTTCGCTGCGGGAAAGGCTTGAAAGCTCCACAAGGAATCAACCAAACCGGCGATCCCGCCATCGCCATCTACGTCGTTGCGAAGACGGTGGGCATCCGGCCGCGCGCTACCTCGCCGGCTAAACGGAAAATCTTTTGCGTGCCCTGCGGAGTCAGCATCGCGCTCGGTCCCGCTCCCGAATCAGGCGCGTTCAATGAGGCGGTGTACTCGATGCTGATCGATCTGATCAGCCAGGCTCCCGGAATCAACCAGGTCGCGTGGGAGCAAAAAGCTCATCCGCCGATGCGGCTAAAGCTGATGCCCGGATCGCAGCCCGATAAAACGTTGGAACCGCCCGTGCTTCGCGGCGCGGCACTCTCGCCCGCGATCTAGCCGGTACCAGCTAGAGCAGCTTCGCCAGCCAGGGCAGGCGCACGTACAGCCGGTTGACGAACGAGCGCGCCTCAGCGTCCGCCGTCTGAAAGTCGGCCATGACGGCCGCGACCGCTTTCTGCTCGATCTTCCTTCCCCAAATTGTTCCAGCCACAAGACCTGCGGCGCCGGTGACGACGCAAGCGATGAACGTTTCCATTGTTGACTCTCCTGTTGTGTTTTTATTTTGCGACCGGCGACGACTGCGCCAGCAGCTCGGTCTTGCGATCACTGCCGGCGGAGCTGCCGAAGTAATAGCTCACCACCGCAGTCCACGCGGAGCCCAGGCCGCCCAGCATCAGCAGCATGGCGTCGTGGCCGGTCTGCGGCACCTGGCGAAACAGCATGAAGGCCAACACTCCGAAAAAGCCCAGCGTGACCATGATGGCGAGCAGCGCAGGAATTTTGTCTTTGAGCTGGATCTCGCGGTTGCGCGCGCTGGCGCGATCGAGCTGGGCGGTGGCGGCGAGTTCCTCGGCGTCTTTGTAGCCCAGCTCCGCCATCTGCAATTGAAAATCTTTCTCCGCCTGGAGAAGTGCGGCCCGTTGCGCGGGATCCGCGAAGGCAATCGCGATCGCGTTGGCGACCCCATCCGCGGTTCCAGCCGGAGGTGTCGTGGCGTTGATTGCTTTGCCCACTACGGCGGCGGCAAGAGAGCCGATCGGCCCGCCCAGCGAGGCCGCGGCCGAGATGAAAGGGAACGCTTTTTTCAGAAGGTCAGTGAATGCCATCGCAGTACTCCTGATAAATCGAAATTACTTTCTTCGCGCGATCGGGATCCGTCGACCAGGTGCGCGAAACTTCGGTGACATAGCTCTCGGCGTCCGGAGCGCGCAACGCGGCCGCATAGTGCGGGTAAGCGTTCGAGAGCCGCTGCAGCGTGGCCAGGCGATCGGCAAAGCAGGCCCGCCAGTCGGGATACTGCACCCAGTTCGCGCTGCAGGCGATCCACTTGCCGTCGAGGAATTCGCGCGTGGGCAGCGTCATCGTCCCGCAGACGGGATGCGCGTGTTGCTTCATTCCGAACAGGTTGTTACCCTCGCGCGCGAGCTGGCTGTTGCCCCAGCTCGACTCGAGTGCGGCCTCGGCCGCGGCCATTTGCGGAAACGGATGGTTCGCCTTCTCTGCCTCCGCCGTCGCGCGATCGAGAAATTGTCGCTGTAAATCATTCATAGCTTTGAGGTTTTTAACCAGCTCGCCGGCAGATCCCCGCGGCCGCGCGAGCGGAGAGATATCAGCCGCATAAAGACTGGAGATTTCCTGCTTTAGCCGAAAGCTGACATCTGATAGCTGAGAGCTGCCTCACCTCGGCCCATCCATCACTCCGGTGATCCCGTATGGCTGGTAGTCGCCAAAGTTCGACGGGCTCGACGGCGCCGTGAATTCATAGACCGCGGGGTCGGTCCGGCGCGCGACCAGGTCAATGCCGATTGCCGGCGTCGGCTGATTTCCGCCGGATCCGCCCTGGGCATTTCCAGATTGATCGATGACGATCGCCGACTGCACGACTTCAAAGACCGTGCCATTGAAATTCCAGCGCAGGTGCACAAACGAGAACGTGTCGCCGGCCTCGAGCTGCAGCGCCGCCAGCTTCGCCGGCAGATGCAGCGTTTCTTGAAAGCGCAGCCGCATCAGCGCGATCTTCGCTAGGCGTTGCGCCTGCCACAAGGAAGTACAGAATTCGAAGTTGACGTCTTTCCACAGTACCTGCCCGCCGTCTTCGGTGATGTAGGCGGAACTTTGATACGACGGATAGCTGGCCCGCTGCCACGTCGGCGGGATCTGAGTCAGGCTTACGGCCGCGGCCGCGTTCGAGGGCAGGAAGCGCGGCGCGTACGTGCCTTTGATGGAGTTAGCCGCATCGCGCCGCGAGAGCCGGACGTCGCCCTTGATAGCCGCGCGCATGTCGCCATCGCCCAGGCTCACGCTGGGCGCAACATAAGCCCCGGCGCCACTGTGCCAGAGATCTCCCGGAGGCACCGCGTAGCCGGCCATGGCGTCGCACAGCGCCTGCAAAACGTTGCCGCGCGGCGTGGAGTGATCGAAGATGCCATCGCAGTTGTAGAGGTTCTCGTACACCTTCGTGTTGTCGCCGTTCCAGATAATCAGCACCTGCTCTTCGCACACGTTGGCCGCGGCAATCACTGAGCTCGCGTCGATCGTCGCGGGATCGGCCGCCAGGCCGTGATCGGGATCCTGAATGAAGTCGTTCACTATGAGCGCGGCATTCGATGGGTTGATCGCTGACGATGATCTCCCCAGGCAGATCCAGCTACCGGCACCGTCTGTGGTGCCGCCGGCCAGGTTGGTCGCGAACGTTGGGTAATGCGTATCGTCGCCGCCGGCAAAAGGCGAGGCGTTTAGATTGAGCTGGAGATAGCCAATCGGCTCTTCGATCAGGGCGTACTGCGTCCAGGTGGTGTTGGGAGCCCAGGAGCCGCCTTGCAGCCGTGCCCCACGCAACTTTTGCCCGCGGCAATTCGCGCCCAGCAGCGGAGTCGTTCGG